CATGGCGTGTGGATTACGCCGTGGCGAATGCGTGGCGAAGGGGTCCGGAAGACTTAATCGCCCGTGAAGGTGTTCGGCATCTGAACGCGGCGTTGTTCGCTCTTGAACAGCAGGTCATCTACGGCGTGACCAGTCCCGGCGATTCTGCCGGTTTCGTCGGGTTGCTCGGTTCGTCGAGTCTCGACGCACTGGCTGACGATATGGTCATCGGTGCGGGAGGTACGACCGCGTCAGAACAGTCCAGCCTGTACGCGATCAAGACGGGCGACAACGACGTGAAGCTCGTAACCCCAATGGCACAGGGCGTCACACTGGGTGACGCTATCGTTCAGGAGTCTTCCGACTCTTACCCTGTCTATTATATTCCGGCGAGCATGTATATCGGGCTGCAGTTGGGCGGAAAGTACAGTGCAGGGCGAATCGCCAATCTGAGCGTGACGACCGACACGAAACCGCTAACGGACGATCTGATCAGCGACGTACTGGCAGCGTTTCCATCGGGCGGCGGTCCTGATTTCATGGTGACTAATCGGACGATGCTGAAAGAACTCCAGCAGGGCCGAACGGCAACCAATCCGACCGGTGCACCGGCACCGTTTCCGCAATCGGCGTTTAACGTGCCGCTGTTCACTTCGGACGCGATCACGATCACTGAAGCGGTGGAAACGTAAACGATGGCGTTGTCCGCACATGAGCGAGCGTTGAAAGTAGGAATGGCGGCGTCCCGGCATATCGCCGGGGTGTCCGTCACCTACACGCGCTCCGCAACTAGTATCACGATTTCCAGAGCGATACAGGGCGAACTACGCTACGGCACAATCGGAAACGCTGGCGCAGAAAGTGTTGTCGAGTTGGTTGACTGGCTGATCGAGGCTAACGCTTTGACACTAGGTGACCCAGCGATAGGCGACACGATCGCGCGAGTGATAGACGGAACGACTCACACGTACACCGTCGAGAATATGGACATGGGCCTGAGTCACTGGGACTGGTCAGACACGGGCCGGACGCAGTACAGGATCAGAACGCGGGCGGACGGTGCGACGGCGTACACGGTCGTTAAGCCGAACGGGTTCGATCTGTCGGGGACTGAGATGCGGTATGACTGAACGAACGACTACGTTCCTGACTGGCGACAAGGAATTGGACCGGGCACTAAAGGAACTCGGCGGCAAAGCATCAGTTAAAGCTGTCGCCGCTGGTGTTCGGGCGGGGCTTGCTGAAATGCGAAAGGCGATGCGAGCGGCAACGCCGAACTCGTCAGCGAAGAAAACGATAGCATCACGGTTCAAGCGGCGGAAGAAATTTGGAACAACAGAGGCGAAAGTCGGGGCCGGTGTCGGGAAACATAAAGGCGGAAAAGGACCGACACGCGGCGGTGTTGGTATCAGCAAGAATAACGCTCACTGGTATTTCATGGGCACTAAGTCACGAGTAACGAACAAAAACGGAGCCAGTCGCGGAGCTATGCCAGCGGCTGACGCAATTCGAATCGGGGCGGGAGTATCCGGTGCATCCGCACTCTTAAAACTACAACAAAAAACACGGCAGGTTCTTGAGAAAGAAGCCGCCAAACTCGGGCGACGATAACCAAAAAAGGAGAAACCATGCCGACAATTTCCAAAGGCAGCGTACTGAAAATCGACGTTGCAACCGTACTCACTGCCGTATCTGAAGTGATCAGCATAGATCACGATGGAGCGGAATCTGAGACGTTCAAATATTCGACGCTGGATCAGTCAGGGGCTGGTCACCTGTATCTTGGGAATGGATACAGTGAGCCGGGCAACGTGAATACAGAACTGTTCTGGCTACCGGCGAACGCCGGACATCAGCAGGTGACCGACAGTCTGACGACACCAGCGACAACGGCAGCGAATCAACTCGACGGCGAAATCACATTTGCTGATTCGGCATCAACAACGATGCCGTTCAAAATTGCGGGGTTCAGCTTCGGCGTTTCAATCGCGATGGATGACGGCGTAAAGTCATCGGTCGGGATGAAGCTGACCGGACTGCCGACCTACGCGACGTAAGGCAAGCCATGAAGTCTGAACTCAGCCGAACAATGAAGGCAACCAGCCGCACAGATCCGGAACAGGTGCAGGTTTCCGCATGTGGTCGGTATCGGATCGTCAAAGAGGGAACGGTCATTGATCATCCCGATGCGTACCGTTTGTGCATGATGGGCGTGGCGAAGCCGGCGGACGATGAATGTCTCGAGCGGCTGGCCGATGAAGGTTGGGGACCGGATGTCTTCGACGACAAATGGCAGGCGGCATCATTGCAGATGAAGGAATGGGAACAGGGAATCAGGGATGCGAACACCAACCTACCGACACCACAGAAAGAACTGAATGACTCGCGAGATTCTGACAGCGGAAGCGTTCTTCACGATAGCGAAACGTCCGAAGACTGACGTTCCATTTCCGGAGTCTGGCAACGGTGCCGTGATTCCTGTGTGGGGCATGACGCCAACGGAACGGACACGGTTTGAGACGCAGTTCCAGAAGGAAGCGAAAGGCACGAATCGTGACGAGCTACTGTTAGAATTTCGCGAGCGGCTGGTGGCGGAATGCTGCCGGAATGATGACGGGTCGCGGATCTTCACAGGCGAACAGGTCGCACGGTTGGGATCGTCGCACGGCGGACTGGTTGAGCGGCTGTTCAATGCGGCCAGCAAGTCGTCAGGCATCACGGACACAGACGCAGAGGAAGCGGTAAAAAACTCCGAAGGGACAGCAGCCGACAGTTGATGTTGTTACTGTCGCTCGGGACTCCATACGTTGTCAACCCGTCCGACATGGTTGACGCAATGGGGCACGAACAGTGGCAGGAGTGGCAAGCATTCGACCAGATTTACCCGGTGGCGCACACTCAAAGAATGATCGGATTGATTGCTCAAATGCTCGCGACTCACAAAGATTCTGACATCTCTGACGTGACGATGCCGTGGAACCGGCAGGACGCACCAGAGACCGCTGCGGACCGTGACGCAGCGACCGCCGCCGTTATGTCTGCCGCACCGTCTGCACTGTCACAGGGCGTGACAACCAGCACAGCAGAGGGGTACATTCTCTGATGGCATCAATCGGCAATCTGGTTGTTAACCTGACCGCGAAGACTGACAAGTTCCGCAAGGGGATGGCCAGCGCACAGCAGACTGTAAACAAAATGGCAGCGGCTACTGTCGCACTCGGTGCCGTCGCCACGGCAAGGCTGGCCGCTGTCGGTGATCTGTTCGATAAGATGGCACTGCGGACGGGCGTGTCCGTTGAGGAATTGTCGCGGTTCAAGTTCGCCGCCGAACAGTCCGGCAGCAGTATTCAGGTTATGGAAAAAGGACTGAAGACGATGTCCGTCCTGATGCTGAATAGTGAACGCGGAATGTCTACTGCCGTTGACACGATGAACGATCTGGGAATATCGGCGGCACAACTGGCGGGGAAAACGCAGACCGAAAGATTCGGCATATTCGCGGATGCAATCGGCAAGATTCAAGATCCAGCACGGCGGACAGCACAGGCGGTGGCTGTTTTTGGCAAGGCCGGTGCTGAACTGCTACCGCTTATCCTCGGTGGTGCGGATTCAATGCGGCAGTTTGCGGCGGAATCGGACGCACTCGGAAACACAGTCAGCAGGACTGAGGCAACGGTCGGGGCGAACCTCACGGACTCATTTAACCGATTTAAGGTGGCTGCTGACGGAGCGTTTCGGAAGATCGCGTTGCAATTCGGACCTGCCTTAGTCAAGGTCGTTGACAAGATCGCTCACGGCATCGCGGGCGTTTCCCGGTTCGCAAAAGATATCGTAATTCTCGGCGGTGCCGTCATTGCTGCGGCAGTCGCGATGAGGGGCGTGACGCTGGCAACGCAAGCCTACACTAAAGCCGCGGCGATTGCACAGGCATTGTCAGGTCCGGCAGGCTGGAAGACCCTTGCAATTGGCGTGGTTGCTGCCACTGCGGCAACCGTCGCCCTTAATGAGGCGTTCAAAGATACGGGGGGTTCACTAACGGAAGCCAGCGTGGCAACCGTCGGATCTGCTGACGCTTTGGCCGCGTTGGAATCGTCCGCCGATGGGGCGTCAGGTGCTATATCAGAACTCGCGGCACTCGCTACTGAATTCCAGAACAGCATGCAGTCGCTGGAATCTCCAGTCGATAGCATCGCACGCCGCGTTGCTGAATTTCAGAAACAACTTGAGGCCGCACAGATTGGAATTGTATGGGACCGACACCCATTAGTTGAGGCGATGCGGCAGAAGGAATCCGGATTCACGACAATGCTGTCGAATCTGCAAAACGAACTGAAGATTCTACGGGGCGAGGCAACCGAGACAGGAATAAAACTGGCACAGATGACCGAGATGGGTGTCGATCCCGCACAGGTTGAAAAGCTGCGAAAGTTGTTTGCGGAACGCGACGCAATTATGGCGAAAAGCCGAGCCGCAGAGGAATGGCGACGGAATGCAGATGCGGAATTCCTCAAGCGTAAGGAGTTGCAGAAATCCAATGCGGAGCAGATTAAGCGAAACGCTAATCAACTGACTCCATCCCAGCAACGCGGATCAGTCGAAGCACTGACAACAATCCTGAAGGCACAGCAGGGCGATAAAAAAACGCCACAGGTCATTGAACAGCAAAAAACAAACGGCATTCTGCGAGGAATGGCCGCAGTACTGGAGCGGCAGAAGGAACGCGACACGCTCATACAGGAGAGGATCGCGTGACCGTCACTTATCAGGGAATCAAAGCCGAAGGGCGGACCGCGTCAAACGACAAAGGCGTCCGCACGTACAGCCAGACGTACATTCTGACCGCTGACTCGAAAACGGATACAGCGTCAGACGTGGGCAATAATTCGCAACTGCCGTCGATTGGATCGGCACACGCGACGGACGCGATGGCGTATTGTAAGAGCCTGTCTGTTAATTGCGTCAGCGGGTATACCGGGTGGGAAGTTACTGCCACATGGACAACCGAAAACAGCATCGAAGGCGAGACCGGACTGAACGAAGATCCAGAGCAGGATCGCCACGTTATCACGTGGAACGGTTCGATACAGAACGTCAGCATCTACAAAGACCGAGACGGAAAAGGAATCTTGAATTCCGCCGGCGATCCGCTGTTAGATGTCATGGATACGAATCTGCTGGGCGTGACGGTTGCCAGCAACGTGACCGCCGTTCCGTCTTGGATTCTTGGCTATCGAAACAGCATCAACAACGCGGCGATAAATGTCGGCGGACTCGCTATCGCTGCGGGCGTGGCTCGGTTGGTGTTTCCCGGTGGATTCATCTCAGCGGCGAAGACTCGCGGCGATCACACGTACTACACGTTTTCTTATGATCTAATCTTCGATGAACAGGAAAGCCATAAAGGGCAGTTGCTCGATCAGGGCTACAACGAGCGGTACACCGAGGGCACTGTGGTTGACGGGTTGCGCCCGATGAGAAACGATGACCTGACACTGGTCACAGAACCTGCACAACTCGACGGAAGCGGCGTGAAACTCGAAGACCCAACGCCTGAAAACTCGGCGTACATCGAGGTCAATAAATACTACGAAAAAGATTTCTCGGTCCTACCGGGCGTCACGACATAAAGGAAAAGCACAATGGCGGATGAACTTACAGTTAAGCCCTACATTCGGTTAAGCAACGGCAACCTGAAACAGACGATCAGCCCTGGCAGTCTGACGTTTGACCAGTCGGGCAACGGGTATTACCACAACGTGTCAAACATCGGCACGTCTGAGGAAAACATCGCGACGTTTGGCGACGTATCCACAGAGGGTTGGTGCTACATGCGCAACGCTGACGCCACGAATTACGTCCAGTGGGGATTCTCTACAGGCGTCTACGGCGGGCGGATGGAGGCAGGCGAAACCGCTGGACCGTTCCGTATGGAACCAGGGTTGACGCTGTATCTGAAAGCAAACACCGCCGCGTGTAATGTTGAGATATTCGTAGCTGAGGACTGACAGTGGCTGATGATGACATTGTTGATATCACGCGGGGATATGCCAAGCAGATCACAGAGGGCATCTATCACGACCGCGCACGGATCGCACGGGAACACCCAACGGGCACGCCTTCGCGAATGCACCGTGAGTCGCGGCAACTGGGTATCCTTAACAGCGCGTTGGCGGCGGCTACAGACTCAACGCTGGCGTGGTCGTCGCAACCATCGGCGACCGTCAACCTGTACGCATCTGACGGTGACGGCGTTCTGACCGCGACGGGTGAGACATTGACGGCATACAACAGGAGCGAGACAGCGTTTGCGAGCGGTGACTTTGTGGAGTTGTTGTTCCGGTGGGGGAAGTGGCAACCAATGCCCACGGGCGGCGGTTCAGGATCAGGGAGCGACTGCGCGTGCTGTGTGTGCGTCAGCAATCCCGACCTAGAACACCCGGACCTGGCGGCAGGGTTTGACCAGACGGTGCAGCAGTGGGGGCTACAGTCAACGTGCGGTGACGACCTGGACGCAATCACAACCGACACCGCCGATGGGCTGGGTACAGTTACGTGGCTCGGCGGAAAACCGTTGTTGCTTTGGCACAGCGGAAACGGTGTTTGGGAGTTGGACGACTCTGGTAACTGCACGGTGGCAAACAACGCAGGGACCGACAAAACTGGAACGTCGACAATCACGGCTGACTGGACACGGGATTTTGTGGCGTCAGAGGAAGTTGTGACACTGGAACTCGATGCGGTGGTAGCGTGAGTACGTTCACATGGTCACAAGATCAGGCGGACAGCCAATTGATTTGTGGCAATGTGCTGCAATCGGAGACGGAACCGAACGGGTCAAGTCAACCTAACTGCCAAGTCTGTGAAATGCCGTTGCGATCCACAACGGCGTGTAGTCGATGCACAGACGGTATCGCCCCGGCATCCCTGGAGGTTATCGCCGATTTTAGCGGTGGTTTGAATCCCTATAGTTGCTGCTCAGGTTGGACAACATCGCATTACCTACCGTACTTCACGGCGTGCGAATGGCACAGCGATACAACAACGCACACAACGCACTCGTCAGGCTCAGGGTGTACCGCACATTCGCATCACTTAGTCCAGGTTAATTTAACAGGTTCCACTAACAGCTACCGCTGGGAAGTGGTGTTCTATTTTTATCACAACGGGGTGCAGGGGCGGATAGCGTTTCGTACCGCGCCGCTGGTTGTGACCACGGTGGATTGTTTTTTTGCTGCCGGGACGGTGACGGTGCCGTTTTGGGGCACGTTCGGGCAGATATTTTTCCCGCCGTGCGGAACCGGAAGCAACCCGGCAGACGTAACGGTCGGACTGCTGGGCGGGTGATATGTCAGACTGTAATCAAAGGGGCTGCGTTAATGGCAATGCGTGCCGGTGCAATTCAACCTACGTAGTCAATGATGTTGTACCGAGTGTGTTTTGTGAGCGGTGCCCATACGTTAACAAGACGGCGGGGCATATTGTCATTAAGATGGGTAAGTGTAAGCCGTGCGGTGAGGACAAGAAGGCGGAGACGCCGGTCTGGCAACGGAGTTGGAGGGAATTACTGTGACCACATATTCATGGAAGCAAGGGCAGGCGTTCTCCCGGAATCTCTGTAGCAACCTGCTGAAGCTCGCGACTATTGCCAACGGGGAGTTGAACACGAACTGCAAGGTTTGTGCGGTTCCTACTCAGTTCACAGGGCTTGATGTGGAAAAAACAACGACGGCGGTTTCCGACCCGTGGACAGACCCAGGGGCGAGTATTGAATACGAAGTGACAGTAACAAACAACACTGGCGAAGCACTGACAAACGTTGTCCTGACTGACGCGCTAAACACGTCAAGCCCTGTCACGATTGGAAACATGGCAATCGCTGCAACATCCGTGCAAAACTACACACACTTAATCACCGCTGGTAATATCACAGACGGGTTTGTATCGAACACGGCGACGGTTACGGGCGACGGTGCAACGGACCAGTATGGCAATCTGGTTGTGTTGGTGGTGGACGATCCGTCACCATAGACTTTTGCGCGTCCCTTGGAGACAAGAGGCGGCGAATGAGATACGATTAAGGGATTCACAAATTTGTCACACGCAACACAGATCGCACACCATGAATGCCTCTACAGACCTCGCCAAGCTCAAGTGGATTGGGTGGCTAATCCTCGGTAGTTTACTGCTGACGTTGTCGGCGTGGTTCGCTGGCGAAGTGGTAGCGAACGGGCGGAAGATCGTCGTCCTCGAAGAGCGGCAGAGAACGCAATATTTGCAACTGCGCGAGGATTTTGCGGAGTGCAGTAAGCGGCAGCAGGTGCAGCACCAGCAACTGTTAGACGCCGTCGCAGACATGCGGCATCACGTTACGAGGCCATAAACCTTGACGATTCCGCCATTCTGAAAAACCGAAAAGATTGTTTCCGTTTTGGGGTTGTCGGTTTTTGTCACTGCCGCGTAAGGTGTCCCCAGTCGCGTGCAGGCGACAGTACAAAATCAAAAGCTTCGGCTTCCGCCCTTGATTCCTGCACAGGATCAAGAGGCGGTTTTTTTGTGGCGGATAACATGGAACGAAAACAAATCACACTGTCGAAACAACCGAGCGACCCAGCTCCTGCTGGTCATCAGTACGGTTGGCATGTCTCGACGTGGAAGGATTGGGCGAGGCGATGGATT